GTTGCCGGCCTCGACGATCAGCGGTCCCAAGTCGGCGTTGCCCACCTGCCCGCGCCCGCCCGAGACGCCAAGCGTGAAGGCGCCCGTCAGCAAGCTGCCATCCTCGGCGACGGCAATCGCACGGACGAAGTACCAGTACGTCACGCTTATCGCGGCGGTCACGTCCACGTACTGCAGCCCGGCCGAGTTGCCGAGCTTCACGGCCGTGCCGACGTTGTTTGTTGCGCTGCGCCACACCTCCACAAAAGCGTGGTTCTGGTAGTCGATCAAGTCCCACGAGATGAACACCGAGTTGATCGCGCCCGCCACGGTCAGATTCGTGGGCAGGGGGGCGCTCGGCAAAACAGGACGCGGGTCGACCCAGCCGGGGCCAGCCCCAGTGCTAGGCGGGGTCGGAAAACCGATGGTTGGAGCCGGCGGGGTCGACTGGCCGACCGGGTTGCCGATCAGGGTGTCGCCAAGCGAAATCTGCACGCCCAGCTCGGTGAGCTTGCGCAGCGTGATCGTCTCCTCCATCGCGGAGGAGCCAAAGCCCTCGCGGGCCTCGATCAGCGTCTTCATGGCGCGCACGCAGCGCACCAGCGAGTGAATGTCCTCGCTGGGCGGCGGGATGGCCGGCATCATGACGCGCCGGTCCGGCACCGCGTCGTCGACAATTTCGACGGCGAGCCGCTCTAGGATCGTGCTGCTGGTGTCGCTCATACCTGCCCCAGCTCCTGCATTGACTCGGCGATGAAGACCGCATTGACCCGGTTGGTGCCGGTCACCTCAACGCAGTACGTAGTCGCGCGGCCGGGCGGCAGTCGGAACGGCAGTGCGCTGCTTACAGTGAAGTCCGGCCCGCGCTGCACGCCGTCAGCGAACAGGCGGAACGTCGCCGGGTAAGCGCCGGCCTCCACCTTGGCGGCGCTCATCGCCCTGCTCATCGGAAAGCGGAACAGCTTGCTGCGCCACGTCATCGCCATAAAGGCGCCGCCGTCCCAGCGACGCAGCTGCGTGTTCGACTGCACGATGTAGAGGCGGTCGGACTGGCGCTCCCAGTAGCCGGCGCTGAACACCTGATCCGTGGTCGTGAAACTCGCCCCGTCCGGGCTGAAATCGACGATGAGCGTGCCCAGCGCGCCGTTGTTGTAGGTGACGAAGTACAGGCTGTTGTAGAGGTACGCTTTGATTGAGGCCGGGTTGTACGCCTCCCACTGATCGCGCGTGAGCACGTCCTTGGTGAGATTGCGCAGGCCGCCCGGCCCGACGAACCACAGCCCGTCGGCCGACGCCCACACCACACCGCCGCCCATCGACAGCACCGAGTTCTTCGACACGCACGCCGGCGCGTCCTTGATCTGCTCGACCGACATCGCCGCCGGGTCCACGCCGGTCACGAGGTGGCAGCCGCGCGTGGTGCCTACGAACGTCGTCTGGCCGAATGAGGCCGTGCCCACGATGGGCGCATCAAAGGCTTGGTAATACTTCGCCGGCCACGCATACGGAACGCCGGGCTCGCAGAAGGCCAGCGTGTTGCCGAAGAACGCCGACATGATGTCGCCGCTGTGGTAGGCCAGTCCCTGCGCGTTGTCGGGCAGTGGAATCCAGTCGGTCGTCACCATCGTCTCGCCGAGCGCACTCGACGCCTTGGTGTCGCTGTAGCTCCCCGTACCGATGGAGCGCTCATCAACGAACTGGAAGCTCGTGCGGCTAGAGCCCGTGTTTGAGCGGTAGATGCGAACGCGGTTGATGTTGTAGGCCCCGCCCGGCGCCGAGGGCAAGGTCACCGTCACGCTCTGGCCGGGCCGGAACGTCACGGGGGTGCTCACCGGCGACGGCTGGCTCTCCTCATCCCACGCGGTCACGTAGGTCACGGCGTAGATGGCGGTGGTCGCAGGGTCGTCGGCGTTCGTCGGCGTGCCGACAACGGAGGCCGAGGGCGTGTAAGCGCCAAACGGCGCGCGGCCGGGGCCGGGGACGGCTAACCTGTAAGAGTTGCTCGGGTACGGCAGTGCCGTCGTAGCGATGGTCGCGTCGGTCTTCTTCGGGAACGCGCCGTCAGTCCAGTAGGTGCGCTCCTGCGTGTCGCCCGCCACCGGCCCCTTGGCGACGTTCACGTCGCCGGGGAACTGGAACCAGAACTGCGACTCGGAGTTCAGGTTCTGGCCGAAGCGGTAGATCGTGTTGACCTGCGCCGCACCATGCAGCGCCACGATGCCGAGCGGCGCGCGCCACGGGTCCAGCACGCTCTGGCTGAACTTCGTGTTCTGCGCCACTTGGGCAGCGGTGGCCGGCAGCATGTCCGCGGGTTGACGCGGCATGAGGCCGGAGAAAGTGCGGGAGCCGGCAGCGGCCATCGGTCCTCCTATCGGGTCGGGCGCTCGTGGTCCTGCACGGGGGCGCCGAGGATTTCGTCCACGCGGCCGGACAGCGCCGGGATGTGCGGCTCCATCTCCTCCAGTGCGGCGCGCAGGTCCGGCAGGTCGAGGTCGATGAAGGTCGCCGAGGCCGTGCGCTTGCGGAACACGCTGATGCGCGCGGACATCATGCGGCGGCTGGCGCCGCTGCAGTCACCGCGGCGCGCGGAGCGGGTGCGTCGACTTGCGCAACCGGCTGGGCTACCGCGCACGAAGCCCCGGCCGTCGTCGCGGCTGCCGCAGCCAGTACGGCGCCGGCCGACTCGACTCGGACGCGAAGGGCGACGCGTTGCAGGCTGGTCATGTGCCGCGCACCTTGAACTTGATTACGTCGTAGACCGTCTGCCGCAGTCCGTTGAAGCTGATGACAATTTCACCCTCGTAGTTGCCGGGCTCCACGTCGAGCGTCGTGCCGGGGAAGAAGAACTGCACTTTGCCGTCAGCGCCGCCGCTGGGCTTTGTGCAAGGGATCACAGCGACGTTCGTCGTCTGGCCCGCAGGGCGAAACTCCACGTTCACCGTCGTACTGCCGGCCGACAGGTCAATCGGCAGCTCGGTGGCCTCGTCGGTGAGCGTGAGCGTGATGAGCGGGTAGTTGTCCCCGCGAACGAGTTTGACGGTCACTCGCGCCCCCAATAGATTGTGGGACCGACCATGCGGGAGCCGGTCATTATCTTGCCGGTTTCGGCTTGCAGCTTCGCCCGACCGACGCCCATCAAGAACAGCGCGCGCTGGCCGTCCACGGCGGCGAAGTTCGTGAAGGGCTGGCCGGGAATCGCGTACACCCGCGCCAGGGCGCCGGCCACGATTTCGTCGGCCCAGTCGTTAAACAGCGTGTCGTCCACGGCGGTTGCGTTGCGGGACGGCTTGTACGCCAGCCGCACGCGCAGGCTGTTCGGTTGCGTGAATCCGGGGGCAGGGGCCAGCGTGAGAACCCCGACCGCCGGCGTCTTGAAGAAGGCGTACCGCGGCGTGCCTCGGTTCTCCGCGTCCGGCGAGCCGTACAGCGCGTCCGCGTCGTTGAAGTGCGGCGGCGCCGTTGGCGTCAGCTTGTCCCCCGCAAGCCACACGTCTAGTACGCGTGCGACTTGCGTCTGCGCCGGCAGGTCCAACTCGTAGTCAGCCGTTCCCGCCGTGACCCCAACCGGGTCGTTGAGCTGCTGCAGGATCAGGCTGCGGTCGGCGAACTCGATGCAGGCCGACCGCAGGCAGAAGTCGATGACGTTCACCGGCGCGGCCGGCGCGTACACCGTGATCTGCGGGTAGAAAGCCGAGAGCGCCGCCACGGCTACCCCTTGATGTTCGGGTTCTTGACGTTCGCGGCGTCACTCTGTGCCTTGAGGCCCAGCGTGTTCTCGAACGACTGGCGATACGCCGCGGCGCGCGCCGCATTGTCGGCGTGCTCGGCGTCCTTGCTGTAGGCGCGGAAGCAGACGTAGTCGATCAGCGCGTTAGAGTAGATGTCCTCCAGCGTGATCACGTTGCCGACGGCTGCCACGTCCGGCGGGTTGGTCGAGTACAGGCACTCAACGCGCCGGTCGGCTTGCGCCGGCGGGTAGACGTAGAAGGTCCGGGGGGCCTTCGGGTCGAAGGTGTAGTGCAGCGTGGCCGCAGCAGAAGTCATGCTGTGCCAGTCAGGCTGGTGGGTGTCGAGCATCTCGCGCGGCACTTTGCGGATCGCGCGGCCCGGCGTCGTGCCGTCGGTGCCCATGTTGCGCACCACGTCGACCAGCATGATGCCCTCGGGCGGGAGGGTCTGGCGCGTGCCGGCAACGAGGGTGACGTTCCCCACGGTGGGGTAGGCGTCGGGCCGCAGCGAAACAACCTCGCGCTGGCCGTCGTTCAGCCACTCCAGCAGCTCAGCCTGCGGCCACCGGACGTTGTTCGTGTCCTGCAGCAGCACCGAGGCGCGGGAGATGATCGTTTGTGCGGTGACGGTCGGCATGGTCGCTCTCAAAGGGAAAAGGCAAGCCTCGCGGCCTTCCCTTTCAGTCTAACACGTTAGTCCGTGCTCCACTAGGCGGCAACCACTACCCCCCCCCCCCCCCCCCC